GTCTCGTCGGGGCTCAGTCGGTCATCGTTAACCACGACTTGAGGTCCCGAGGATATACTGAGGTTATTAACCAAACCCCGAAGTGTCGCGTTCGACACAATTTGTAGATCATCAAGCATATCTGTAAGTCCATTACCAATGGGCGTACCCGGGACCTTCTCAAAGCTAGTAATATAGTACGGAGGCCGTTGCCGAGGACTAGGGGACAGCTGGCATTTAATAACGTGCGAACCAATGAGCCATGCCTGTACATGGTAATCACGCAACTCGTCGGGTACAGCGAGACCATAATCCTGAAGCATTCGTCCTTGGATGTTGCCATTGAACGCCATGCACGCTATTAGCTTGGATCGGTTCCAGGCGGGGTTTTCTTTGTTCTCAAGAACAGCTCGCTCGGCATCAGTAGTATCCCAAAAATCATATAACCCACCACGACCATATTCGTCAAGAACAGCTCGGAGCTCGTCTTGATTATAGCCTGGGAGATCGAGGAGATCGTTGAGTTCTGCTCGGGTGAACTTGATTTTTTCGATGATGTCAGCATTGGCGAAACTCGATACCCCCGGCGTCCACCAAATATCGAACGGTGCCACTCGGCGCCATACGAGCTTTGGCTTCTGCACAATGGTTGGCTGACCGCCGGCTGGCGGCCAGACGACTTCTGGAATGATCTTGACTTCCGGTCCACAGATAACACCAAACGGGAAGGTTGGCAAGTCGACAAGAAACTCCGCGAACGCATGATAGAACATGCCCTCGCGCAGGATGTCCTCGATCTTGTTGTCCGAGTCCTTGGCCTGCTGCCCGGCTTTCTTCTTGGCAGCGTCAAGAGCACTCTCGATCAGTGCCGTGCGCCGCGCCTGCTCGTCTTCCGGATCCGGCGGCTTGCCCTGCGTTTGGGTCACCTGCTGGTTCTCCAGTTGCAGCAGGGCGTCTATGTTTTGCTGGACCGAGTCCGGGATCTTCGGCGAAGACGGGGGCTTGATGCCCCACGGTCGGGTGTCTCCAAGGTAAATATCTCGAAGCAGCGAGCTGGCCGCTCGACACTTCTGGGCGATAATGCGTGCGTAGACCTCAGAACCTCCGAAACGTCTAATTTCTCGTAGCTGATTAGCATCATATTGGCCATTAAAAGTCCTCAAAGCTACCAGCAGGCGTTCGGACCAGCCCGCCGCCGTGTTGCGGTGGTTGCGAAAAATCTCCCATAATCCGCGTATATATCCGGCTAATTCCTGTGGAGATTGGGCCGTTTGGGCCTGATTTGCCTGCGCCGTCTGGTTTGCGCGGTCGGCTTCTTGCTGCTGCAGAACGTCTTCAGGGATAACTTGTAGTACGCCTTGAGTTCCTAACGCCTGATCACTCACGGTGCTTCTCCACGTACTCAGGCACGAAGACCTCCAAAAGACGTGACCTAGCATATCGATCCCCCCTTAGCAAACCGTTAAGGGATTAAGCACTTGCGCCCGCTATAATGTCGTGCTAGAGGTACCCCAATGGACGAACCCACAGATCCCCATTTAGACTCCCAGAAACTAGCCACGCTGGCAGGAGAACTCGCCAAGGGCACCTTCAACCCGGTCGAGGTCTTGAAATCCTTCGGCTTGACAGTGGGACAACTAGAGCGCTATATCGCCCCCAATCCGTTCTTTAAACAGGCTTACGATGCCGCGCTCGTTGAATGGAACTCGTCGACCAGCACTGTCAAGCGCATTAAAACGCGAAGCGCAGCAATTCTGGAAGATAGCCTTCCGGCACTTAGTGCTCGACTTACGGACCATCGGGAAAATCTCCCTGCTGTTGTCGAGACCGCGAAGCTATTCGCGAAGCTCGCGGGCGCGGGCGAGGAAAAGTCCGTGGCTGGTCCAAGTGATCGCTTCACGATCTCCATCAACATCGGCTCGAAAAAGATCGAGCAAGTCGTCGAGCCGACGATCGACATAACCCCGCAGCGAGCACTGGAAAGCCCGAATGATTAAATCGCCCCGCGTGTTACTGGTTGACATAGAAACGGCGCCAACACTCGGATACTTCTGGGGGAAGCTCTACGACACGAACATTATCGAGATCAAAGACGCATGGTATATGCTCAGTTACGCTTGGAAATGGCAGGGAGAGAAAAAAACCCATGTGCGCGCACTCAGCGACTATCCGGAATACGATGCCAACCTAGACAACGACTTCTTCCTCGTCAAAGATCTCCGCAACCTGTTCGACGAAGCAGACGTTCTGATAGCGCACAACGGTGACCGTTTTGATATTCGCAAAGCGCAGGCCAGGATGATCCGCTACAAAATGGCGCCGCCGTCGCGCTTCCAGACGATTGACACGCTCAAAGCCGCCCGTAAATATTTTCAATTTGATAGCAACCGACTGGATGCGCTCGGTCAATATTTGAAACTGGGCAGGAAGCTGCCGACAACTGGGTTCGATTTATGGAAACGTACCATGCGCGGAGACCGCAAAGCCTGGGCCATAATGAAGCGCTACAATAAGCATGATATAGAGTTGCTGGAAAAAGTGTACGAAGAACTTCGACCGTGGATGACAACACATCCCAATCTCGAACTCTTCCATAGGCCGCATGTGGGCGCTCTCTGTCCAAATTGCCAATCTTCTCACACAAAACGACGAGGTACTTGGTACAACAAAGCACGCAAGTACGTGCAGCACAGCTGCCAGGATTGCGGGCACTGGTTTAAAGGACAGTTAATCAAAACTTAACGCCGGCCGAACATTTTAGGAGGTATGGGTGACATCAACTTCTCGGCCCCCGACGGAAGTGTCCTCGCCAAATTCATGGCGTCGGACTCATATGGACGCCTCATTGCTGGCCCGGTTGGAAGCGGCAAGACTACTGCGTGCATTATGGAACTCCTTAGGCGTGCTATTGAGCAAGAGCCCGCAGAAGACGGAGTGCGATATACTCGTTTTGCGGTTATTAGACAAACTTTCAAGCAGCTCAAAGACACCATCCTCAAAGAGTGTGAAAACTGGCTCTCGAGCGACGGCGGTCCGGGCCTCTGGAAAGTCTCAGAAGGCACGTTCCACGTAAAATTCAACGATGTGGTGTCGGAATGGATCTTCATCCCCCTGGAAGACGCTCAGGATCAAGCACGACTATTGTCGATGCAGCTAACGGCGGCGTGGCTGTCCGAGTGTATCGAAATGAATTTGGACGTTGTGGGGCCGATATCTGGCCGATTAGGGCGTTATCCGGCCGGCCGACGTGGAGCGCCAACGTGGCATGGGATGATCGCGGATACGAACATGCCGGCGGAACTAACACCGTGGCACAAGTTTATGGAAGACTTGCCGTCAAACTGGCAAAAATTCATTCAGCCGTCAGGGCTATCGCCGAACGCGGAGAACCTAAACTATCTTCTGCAGACAAAGGAAACGATCAAGCTGCCGCTCGACCACCCCGTAAGACTCGCGCAAGGAAGAACGTATTATGAACAAGCGGTTATACAACATGGTGGCGAAGATCACCCTTGGGTCAATCGCTATGTCAAAGCCCAGTACGGAGACGACCCATCCGGGATGGCGGTTTTCAAGGCGTCTTTTCGGCCGAGTTTTCACATTGTCCCTGACACGCAACTCATTCCCGGCTATCCTCTCATCATCGGCCAGGATTTCGGTCGCAATCCATGGAGCCTCATCTGCCAGCCAGACCATATGGGGCGTCTCCTGGTCCATCAGGAAGTCCCAGCGACCAACATCGGTCTAGAGAAACATGTCACCCAGAACCTCAAGCCTCTCCTCCTATCCAACCGGTACATCCAGTTTAAAGTGGCTGTTGTGGGCGATCCGGCCGGTGTCGCGAAAGACTCGCATTCGGAGGAAACATCTTTCGAGCTCATTAAACGACTTGGCCTGCCGGCTTTCCCTGCGCCCACGAATGAAATCGACTCGCGGCTACGCGCTGTTGAAGCTCTGCTTGGACGTCAAACAAATGGTGGACCTACGCTACTTATCAACGGCCCAGGGTGCCCTATGCTATGCCGCGCTATGTCAGGCGGCTATCGCTTTGCAAAGGCGAAGCAGGGCGGCCTCAAGCCGAAGCCGGAAAAGCTCGACGAAGAAGGCTACTCGCACGTAGCCGACACGCTGCAATACGTGGCGCTGATCGTCCACGGCAACATGGTCAACTACTACGTCCAGCGCCTCTACGAGAAGAAGCGGACGCCGGGGCAGCCCGTGTCGTCGCTAGGTTGGACCTAGATGTGAGCCTTGATCTCATCTTCGAGATGCTGCAGGAACGACTCGCCGGTCGCACCAGTCGGACTGACCGGTGGTGTAGGCGCATGGGTGGGCGCTGACACGGCTGGCGCGGTCGAAGCGGGTGTCCCATCAGCATATACCGCGGGACCAACTGCTGGCGCGGGCGCGTGTGTCACAGCGGCCGGCGCAGTCGCGACGGTCTCTGGAACAGGTTTCGGATCATATTGCGTGCCTACGCCTGGCTGATTAGCCGGGAACACTTGGCCGCCACGATTAAAAGGTTCACCCATTTTACCCCCCTATTGGAGCTGGCCAGAACCAGCCGGTCCAGTATGTCAAAGCGATCGCGACAAGAACTATCAGCACAAGTGTGCCCGCGATCCGCCGGCGCTCCGCGTACGAAAATCGCCGGCGCTGTTTCACCGGTGAACGACAGGTCCGAAGACTTGCCATCCGAGTAACCCAAACAGCACGGCATAGAGCAGCGTGCCGCCGATCGCCCACTCGTGGCCCACGTAGCCACCGCCTACAGCAACGCTGAAGACGAGCCACACAACCCACAAAACCCAGAACAAAAGACCTAAGCTCATCAGATTACTCCCAGTAGGAACAGAATGAGAAGGATGATCAGGATCGTGCCCAAACCAATGCCGGCGCCGCCAGGGCCACCAACAAAATGGCCACCGCCGCCGAACAGGATCAGAAGGACGATAATCAAAAGGATGAGGCCCATGGGGTTCTCCTATATCACGTTGGGTGGGCGCGTGTCAAGTCCGCTGCAACAGAGGCGGCAGTGGCACGAGCATCGGCGACGACTGTTTTAGCCTTAGCCCGACCGGCTTCCTCTTTTTCCATTAAGTCCTGGGTTACGGCCGCGGCCTCTTTTTCCGCAGCAAGATGTACTTTATTGGCCCCGGCGAGCCCGATCAAGTCCTTATTACGCTGTTGCAAATAGAGCTCATATCGAACAGCGTTGGCACGCATTTTAACTAATTTCCGCAGGCGCCAGCGCCGCATCCACACTTGAACCGTAAGACTCTCGCGAATTTGAATGAGATACCAAAATATGGCGATAACCGCGGCAAACGGCGGCAACCAACCAGCCAGAGCCGCAGCTATGGTTCCAACGGCCCCTATATCTCCGACAGCCCACAAAATGATTCCAGGTTTTCCGCCCATTCTGTGTGCCATCGTATACATGAGCAATTACCATATGGTAAACGAACCCGCCCCCCTGCCTCTACCCCTACTTGTCTCGAGGGGCAGCTCAACCGCCTAGATATAGCACAAAAAGGTTAATGCTTCGTGTCTTCATCGTCCGGGCATTGTATCAGCAAAGCCATGGCATGGATGAGGTTTTTGCGGCAGGTCTCGGCATGACCCGTGATAATACCCATCGACTCGTCCAGCTTCGTGTCGGTCAAGGTGCCGGCGGCCAGAGAGGCCCGAACGCCCGATACACTTTCTAATCTACCGCACATTTCCGAAAGTTGCAAGGCGGCTTTGGCGGTTTCGAAAAAGGTGTCACGCACGACCTTGCGATCGTACGAGTCCATGAGGACCAGGAGGGCAGATGTGCGGAGTGTGTTGCCCTCGGCAGCTGATGGGGTAGTCCCCAACATGGAGCAGACGAGGTCCTCGTTAAGAAGCGGCGATGTCATGGGGGGCACTCTGGACGGCCGCGTGAACTTTGTCAAGTGCGACGTCGCGGTCGACCTTCTCCATGTAGTAGCCGTGGCCCCATAATGTCTTAATAACCTCGTGGCCTGGCGGCCAGAACGGGCGCAGCTTCTTGCGCAGATTACAAATTATCACATCGACCATCTTCGGGTCCACCGACTCAGGGTTGTCCGGCTGATTTCTACGTATCGCACGTTGTGATTCAATCACATTGTGCAGCGTATCCTTGTCGGCCTCTTCTCGCTTGAACAGGACCACAAGGAAATTCGCCTGGAGCCCGGTGACGTCGAACGCGCGCCGGCAGGCGATCAGCAGGTCCTTCTCCTGCTCCTTGGACAGCTGTGACGGCAGGTGGTCGGCGCGGCGGGCAGTGGGCGGCCAGTCGGCGCGAGGCATCTCGGTAACGACGCCACAGTTTATGGCATCCTGAATTACGTTACGAATGGACCCAGACTCGGCGTCCAAGCCGCGGGCAATAACTGCAACCGGAATACCCTCGTTAGCAAGGCGGGCGATTGACGCTAGAATATCGAATGCTTTATGGTCGCTCATAATTAATCTTTGTTATAAAAAGGTTAAGAAAAGGTAAACAGACCCGGGGAACCAGTACCCCCATTTGAGCCGCCGGTTTTAAATCGGCGCCCCTACCGGCTCAACCCGGGCCCGCCATAATTCAAGCACGAGATAGTTAAGATTGGTTGAGCGTAAACTTCATGGTCGCCGGCAATACACTGATCGTTACCGTCTCCGCGGGCGGGTTAGGGCCACCTGAATTCACCGATCCAACTTGTACCTGCCCAGTGGCGCCCGGCGTAAACACGCCGTGTGAGCTCACCTTAAAGGTCTTCGCACCGCGCCAGGAGCTCACCCGCAAATTCCAGCTGCAAGCCGCGGTCCCGGGCGGCGGCGACGGGCTGGTCATCCAAGGGAATACCCCCATGGCCGCCGACCCATGAACGACTGGGCGAGATGGCGGCCAACCAACACCCGAAGGATAAGGCGGCGGCCCAACGCTCCCATCGTTTGACGAAATATAGTCGGCCCAGGCCTGGGCTTCGCCCTGAGTGGTAAACCCGTTTGGATAAGCCGTAGGCATCCCAGGATAACCCTCGAATATCCCGACGTAGCTGTACATACAACAAATTTGGTCCAATCTAGTGCCGTAAT